AGGTAAGACCTGCCGGTTCACCTCTGAAAACCTTTGGAGGAAGAGCAAGTGGACCTGAACCATTAGATAATCTATTCAAATTTACAGTTGAAAGTTTTCAAAAAGCAGGAGGACGTAAACTTAAACCAATAGAATGCCACGACATAGTATGTAAGATAGCAGAAATAGTAGTAGTAGGTGGTGTGAGAAGGAGTGCTCTGATTAGTTTATCAGATCTTGGTGATGATCAGATGAGAACAGCTAAGTCAGGTCGTTGGTGGGAGGAGTATCCTCAAAGAGCATTAGCAAATAACTCATCTAACTACCATCATAAACCTGACGTTGGTACATTTCTACGTGAGTGGACAGCCCTATACGATAGTAAAAGTGGTGAACGTGGTATCTTTTCTTCTACTAATGCAAAGAAAAAAAGTCTTGAGTTGGGGGATAGAAGAGAAGTAAGGGATGACTATGGTACTAACCCTTGCTCTGAGATAATATTACGCTCACAAGAGTTCTGTAATCTTTCTGAGGTAGTTGTACGATCTGGAGACAAAACAGAAGATTTAATAAGGAAAGTTAAATTAGCTACCATTCTAGGAACATGGCAGAGTACATTAACTAAATTTAGATATTTAAGAAGTGATTGGAAGACTAATTGTGAGGAAGAAAGACTACTAGGTGTGTCTTTAACAGGTATTATGGATAACAACCGACTCAATGGAGTTGTAGATTCTAGTAATCTTCCAACATTATTAGATTCTTTAAAGAAAGAATGTATAAATACTAATAAAGAGTGGAGTAAGAAATTAAATATCAATCCTTCAAGTGCAATTACATGTGTTAAACCTTCTGGTACAGTTTCACAATTAGTGGATAGTGCAAGTGGTATACATGCAAGACATTCTCCATACTATATACGTACAGTTAGATCAGATATTAGTGATCCATTAGGAAAATATATGGTAGAGGCAGGAGTACCCTCAGAACCAGACATCACTAACCCTAGTAATGTGTTAGTATTTTCATTCCCTATCAAGTCTCCTAAAAAATCTATCACAAGAAATCAATTATCAGCAGTTGAACAGTTACAATTATGGGGAGTATACGCCCAGTATTGGTGTGAACATAAACCATCATGTACAATTTCAGTTAAAGAAAGTGAGTGGCCTGAAGTTGGTGCATTTGTATTCGATAATTTCGATACTATATCTGGAATATCCTTTCTTCCTTACTCAGATCATGTATACCAACAAGCACCCTATCAAGAATGTAGTGAAAAAGAATATAAAGACTTATTAAAAAGAATTCCGAACCTGGAATGGTCAATTTTAAGTGACTATGAAAAAATAGATCTTACTATTTCTTCACAAGAACTAGCATGTACTGGAAATACTTGTGAAATTCTTTAAAAACAACCTTTATAGAGATAATTTATTATGTTACATGGGAAAATAGGTAGTTATGGTATAACTCTAGAACTTTTAAATTGGTTAAGAGAAGGTTTCCCTGATAAAATACCCTCACAACTATCTACGAGTATAGAACAACTAAGGTTTCTTCAAGGTCAACAGAAAATTATTGAAGTATTAGAAAGTGAATACAATATGAGTACCCAAGAAAGTGAAAGCTCAGAGACTACAATTAACATTTTAACTTCCCCACAAAAATAATGAGTTGGTTTACTAAAAAACTTAGACAGCATGTTCCTCAAACCAGAGGAAAATCTTATAATATAACTACTGGAATTAACAAACTTACTGAAACTGCGTCCAGTGTATTTGATAAGAAACATAGGGAAAATTTAACTGCTGGTATAGATGTTCTTTCTAGTGGTATTACTCAAACAGGAAATATTTTCTCTTCTCTCACTACAGAGGAGGGAAATTTGTTTACACGTACCGATCAGTTTCTTCATACCATGAAAGATTTACCATTCATGTTTGGGGATAAAGCTCTTGATCGTATGATTTCAGATAAGTATCAAGATGTATTTAAGGGAACTCCCAACATAGGTATACCTAATATACCCATGCCCGGACATGGTGCAATTAAATACTTGAATGATAGGACACAACAATTAAGATATGTCCAGAATAAGGCTGAAATGTTAAATGCCTATGGGAATGATGTTATAATGAAAGGCGGTAGATTTGGTGGAGATATAGTTGAAAGATATAAAGGTAATCCGGCACTTCTATTAGCAGGTCCGGCTGGACTTATGTTTGCTGCGTTACAGACTGCCTCTCATGATTATATGAAAAATAGGGACAACAAGAGGAGAGCAGAAGAAGATAAAAATAAAACCACAGAAAAGTCCAAACCTAAATCGGGAAGAATAGTGAAAGGTTCAGGTAGTTTGTTAGGAAAGTCGGCAAGATTCTCAATGGCTAAGAGTGGAAGAAATCAAGGAAGAGCATCATTAAAGATTGGTAGAACAGGTACAGGTAAGGGACAAGGCGCTAGTTATTTTAAGAGCTATAAATCAGGACGGAGATCCGAATAACATATAATAAAAAGGAAGGGAATATTTATGTTAAAATTGATAACTCAAAAAAAGATTAAAGAAAACTGGAAAATATATAAGCCACATATTGAAACTGCAATGACTTCTACGGAAGGTGGGAATATTATTTTCAGTAATAGTGACTCAGATATTTATAAGGATATTTTTGGTAGATTGATGAATCCCTTTAATCAAAGTATGCACCTTTGGAGTGAAGGAGAAGAAGATTATATTGTATTGACTCAGTTACAGGTATGTGAGTTTACAGAGAAACAAACTTTAGTACTCCTTTCTTCTACTCGTACTAAAGATATAGACAAAGACCTCTTAGATGAGAGATACTATGAAGCCTACAAATCTATCTCAGAGTTTGCCAGAGATAATAATTGTGTAGGAATGTATTGCTATAGTGATTTAGATTACTTTGCAGAGATGGCAAAGAAAACAAAAGAATGGACTAATGTTATTACTCGTTACCAGTTCTATTTCCCTTTAGATTAAAATGAAAATTTATACAAGAATAAATTATGAGTGGCTAGACAATAGATTAGTGGAAACAGATTCTAAGTCTTTTGAGTATGTAGGTGAGCTTACTCTATGTGGTCCTGGTGGAGGAGGTGGAGGCACTTTAGCAAAAGTAGTTACTAAAGTAGCAGAAACAACCACAGCCGCTACTGAGACTGCTAGTGATATAGGTACTACTGTTGTAGATACTGCTACCGAAACTGCTGAAGCTGCTGCCGCTGAGACTGCACGGGTTACTGCTGCTACTCAAGCTGCTGCTGATAAAGCCGCCGCTGATCTCAAAGCTGAGACAGATCGTGCAACTGCTGCTGCTAAAGTTGCTGCGGATAAGGCAGCGGCAGATTCAAAAGCTGCTGCTGATAAGTTAGCCGCAGATTCAAAAGCTGCTGCGGATGCTGCTGCTGATGCTACACAGACTAATCTAGAAACTGGATATGACGCTACAAGAGATGCTCTTCATGCTACTGCCGATGCTGCACACGTAAATCTAGAAACTGGAGCCAACGCCACAAAAGAGGCTCTCGCTGCTGCTGCTGAGGCCACAAAGACTAATCTAGCTACTGGAGCAAACGCTACCAAAGAGGCTCTCGCTGCTGCTGCGGAGGCCACAAAGACTAATCTTGAATATGGAGCAGGATATGTTGAAGATTTTAGAGATAAAGTACTTGACCAATTTAACAATAACCCATTGGAACAGATAATGGGAGTGTTTGATGATACTCTTAGTGTAACAGATGAACCAGAGGAAGAAAGAATACATTCAGATCAGGATACATTTGCTAAAGGTAACATAGGGAAGAAGAAAAAAAACAATCCTTTCTTAGCTATAAGTAAAGGAAAGAAATCTGCTAGAGGGTCTACCAAATTCAAGAAGTCACCTTCTGCTACCTCTAGTCTTAGAATTTAACAAACTATGGAATATATTAATGTAGATAATAATAATGAGGAAAACGACTTAGGTTATGCTCAAGGAATGTATGCAAGTCTAAAAGGAGAAAGAGAACCTTTCTTAGATAGAGCAAGATCATCCTCAGAACTCACAATACCTTCACTTTTAGTGAACGAAGGACACTCTAGTTCCTCTATTTTACCTACTCCATTTCAATCTATAGGAGCAGAGGGAGTTAATAATTTATCTAGTAAATTACTCCTATCTCTTATTCCACCTAATACACCTTTTTTTAGATTAGTAATAGATGATGCCGAGTTAGAAAATCTATTAGCCGATCAAAGAGGGGAAGCAGAAGAAGCCCTATCTAGGATAGAACGAATGGTAGCTCAAGAAATTGAGGTACGTGCATTACGTGTTCCTATTTCTGAGGCATTAAAGCATTTAATAGTGGCAGGTAATGTCTTAGTGTATCTACCAGAAAAAGAACAGATGAGAGTTTTTAAACTGGATAGATATGTTGTTAAAAGAGATTCGATGGGTAATGTATTAAAGATAATTGTTAAAGAAACAATGTCTCCATTATCCTTACCGGATAAGGCTAAATATTTAGTAGCTGAAATAGATGAAGATGAAGTACCAAAAACAAGTATTGATCTTTTCACCTGTGTTAAATGGACAGGTAAGAATTGGAAAATACATCAAGAGGTAGAAGGTAAAGTTATACCAGGAAGTGAGGGATCATTTCCAAAAAATAAAAATCCATTCATTGCTCTAAGATTTACACATATAGATGGTGAAGATTATGGTAGAGGATTTGTAGAAGAATACATTGGAGATCTAAAATCATTAGAAACATTAACTAAGGCTATTGTAGAAGGTAGTGCGGCTGCTGCTAAGATACTATTCTTGGTACGTCCAAATGGAACTACAAGAATTAAGACACTTGCTGACTCACCTAATGGTGCTATAGTAAGTGGAGATAGTCAAGATGTTTCTACACTTCAATTACAAAAATCTGCTGACTTTAGAGTTGCTCAAGATACAATAAGAGTTTTATCTGAAAGATTAGGACGAGTATTTCTTATGAATTCTTCAGTCCGTAGGGATGCTGAGAGAGTGACAGCAGAAGAAATAAGAATTGCGTATCAAGAATTGGAAATAGCATTAGGTGGAGTTTATTCTATTCTATCACAAGAATTCCAGTTACCAATGGTACAACTTATCATGAATAAATTGAAGAAAGAAAAGAAACTTCCTCCATTTCCTGATGATTCTTTAAAGCCTATGGTAATTACAGGAGTAGAGGCACTAGGAAGAGGTCAAGATTTGAATGAACTCTCAGGATTCTTACAACATTTAACTGCTCTTGGTCCTGAAGTAATTATGCAAGAGTTAAATGTTAGCGAGTATATCACTCGTTTAGCGGCCTCACTTGGTATTGAATCTAATGGTCTGGTTAAATCTGAAGAAGAGAAACAACAAGAAGCACAGGCAAGACAGAAACAACAAGAAGCTATGCAGGAACAGCAAATGATGAGTGAGGTAGTGACTAAAGTTGCTCCAGAACTAGCCAAAGGCGAAATGCAAAGTCAACAAGAACAACAATAAAAAGGAAGGTATAACATGGCAGATACTAAAGTAATCGAGACATTTGAAGAAGAGGCTCCAGAAAGTCAGGAGCATGTACAAGAAATGATTGATAAGGCTGAACGTGTTCAGAGTGTTCCAAGAGAAGATGGAAAACCTAAGTGGCTTCCAGATAAGTTTGAGAGTCCTGAAGATTTAGCAGAAGCGTACTCTCAATTAGAACAGAAATTATCATCTGGAGATACACCACCTCCAGAGGAACAAGAAGAAACTCCCCAACGAGCAGATATAGACGAGGTAACTAAAGCATTACAAACACAAGGGTTAGACTTTGCAAAATATGCAACAGAATATGCACAGCAAGGTGAGTTAAGTGATGCTTCGTATGATGAATTAGCTAAAGGTGGAATGAATGCTGAAGTTGTAGATACGTGGATAGCCGGTCAGTCTGCAATAGCTAATCAAATAACAGAAAGAGCATATGAATCTGTTGGTGGTAAAGAAGAATACAATGCCCTTTTAGATTGGGCAAAAGCCTCCTTACCAGAAAATGAAATAGATTCTTTTAATAGAGCAATAGAGAATACAAATACAGATGATGTACTCTTTGCAATCAAGTCTTTACAAGCAAGAAAGAATATAGAAGTTGGTGAGACTCCGACTCTATTACAGGGTGATACAGGTGGGAAAAGTGTTAGTTCTTATAAATCAGTAACTCAACTGACGAAGGCTATGAACGATCCTCGGTATCAGAATGACCCTGCTTACAGGGATGAAGTGACACAGAAGTTGTCACAATCATCCATTATGTAATACTTCCAAAAATACTACACAGAGTAAATTTTAGCCCATTGAGGTGGATAACTTTGATTGAACAGGTTGTGGTTATAAATGGAGATTTTATAATT